CTAGTGTTCAGAGTCATGATGTATGATCATGTGCCATTGGACAGCGGGAGAAAGAAGAATCCCAAGCAGACTTCAGATCACCATGCAAAAGTGAACTTCCCACCATTCCAACACTACAGGCTTGACGAAAAAACTAAACCACAGTGCGTAGGAAAATCACACTGGATAGGCGGCATGGACAACGGACACTTCTCGTGTAACCATGGCAAGATGACCAACACCCTGGCCATGATGTACATGAAGTTGTGTGAGAGATATGGAACCAGATCAAACTGGAGAGGTTACACCTACAACGACGAGATGCAATCACAAGCACTGATGCAACTGTCACAGATAGGTCTACAGTTCGATGAATCAAAGTCTGACAATCCATTTGCATACTACACAGCGGCCATCACAAATTCATTCACAAGGATACTGAACATCGAGAAGAAGAACCAGTCAATCAGAGATGACCTTCTAGAATACAACAACATGATGCCAAGTTTCACAAGACAGAATGAGAACGCCACCAGTGCACCTTCATACAAGGAGATGATGAAGACTGTGCATGGCGACGTACATGCTGTTAATAAAACAGGACTTGTAAAACTGAACAAGATATTAAAGAAAAAAGGCAAAATCAACATGAAAGATGATTTAGATACAGTCAAGTTCAAGAACAAATTAGACTTGACCAATCACAAAGCAACTGTAAAGAAGAAATGGTAACACATGGCATTCTTTAAAAAAGTCGCTTGTTTCACGGACATACATTTTGGCCTTAAGGGTAACTCCAGGGTACACAATGATGACTGCGAAGCATTTGTGAAATGGTTCATAGAGCAGGCCAAGGCAGAGGGTTGTGAGACCTGCATATTCCTAGGCGACTGGCACCATCACAGATCAGCAACCAATGTTTCCACAATGAACTACACAGTGTCAAACATGGAACGACTGGGTGCGGCATTCGAGAAAGTCTATGTCATCATGGGGAATCATGATTTATATTACAGGGAGAAAAGAGAAATCAATTCCATGGAATACATCAGGAATATTCCCAACATACACATCGTCAACGAATGGTTGGTTGAGGATGACGTTGCTATACTTCCATGGATCGTGGAAGACGAATATAAAAAGATTGAGAAGATGACACAGAAGTATGTGTTTGGACACTTTGAACTGCCATACTTCAAGATGAATGCCATGGTAGAGATGCCAGATGTTGGCACCATCAAAACAGATCATTTTGCAGGTTGCGGTAAAGTGTTCTCAGGACACTTCCATAAGAGACAACAGATGAAAAATGTGACCTACATGGGTAATGCGTTTCCCCACAACTACGCAGATGCCTGGGACGAAGACAGAGGAATGATGATACTGGAGTGGGGTGGTGAGCCCAAATATATAAACTGGCCAGATATGCCAAGATATATCACAATAAAAATAAGTGAGTTATTGGAAGACCCGGAGAAATATTTAAAACCAAAGATGTATGTGAGAGTTACACTTGATGTGAAGATATCATACGAAGAAGCAAACTTTATCAGGGAAACATTCATAGACAAGTACAGTTTAAGAGAACTACAACTGATCCCCGAACAGGTGGACAATGCACAACAGCCACTAGTGGAAGTGCAGAAGTTTGACAGTGTGGACCAGATCGTTATCTCACAACTGCAAGGGGTAGATTCGGAAACATACGACAAAAACATATTAACAGCAATTTACAACGATCTAGATGTCACAAATTAGCAAGAAGAAATTCTGGGATATTTTAAAGAAGCTCCCTACAAAGAAATGGAATTCAAATGTATCAGACAAAGACACTCCACATAGTGTCTGGATATCTGGCTACAAAAGATGGCGTAAACTAATGGAAAAAATACATGCTGACGATTAAAGAACTTACAGTTAAAAACTTCATGAGCGTGGGCAATCAGGTCCAGGCTATAAATTTTACTGACAAAAGTCTGGTACTGGTCATCGGTGAGAACATGGATTTGGGTGGTGATGACGCAGGTGCTAGGAATGGTACCGGTAAGACCACAATCATCAATGCACTATCGTATGTGTTCTTTGGCGAAGCATTAACAAACATCAGAAGAGATAACCTTGTCAACAAGACCAATGAGAAGGGCATGATAGTGAGTGTCAAGTTCATGAAGAACGGGGTCACCTACACTATTGAAAGAGGTAGGAAACCACAGATATTCAGGTTCTATGCAAACAATATTGAACAGAACTTAGAATCCAACGAAGCACAGGGCGAGAACAAGGAAACACAATTAGAGATCAACAAGTTAATGGGCATGACCCATGCCATGTTCAAAAACATAATCGCACTGAACACATACACACAGCCATTCCTTTCAACCAAACAGGCAGAACAACGTGAGATCATAGAGCAGTTGCTTGGCATAACTTTACTGTCTCAGAAAGCAGATCTGCTTAAAGATAAAATGAAGGCAACCAAAACCGAACTGCTGGAAGAGAAAATGATGATCGACACCAAGGTCGCATCAAATGAAAAAATTCAGGAGACCATTGAAAGTTTAAAAATTAGATCCAGTGCTTGGCAGACACAGAAAAACGATGATGCTAGAAGTTTTGCAGAAGCAATAGAGGAACTGGACAAGGTAGACATCGTAAAAGAACTGGATGCACACAAAAGACTGTCCAAACACAATGAGATGCAGACCGCACTGAGGAGCCTAGAGAAAGAGAAAGCGTATCATGAAGATTCGTTGACCAAGGCAGAAAGCACGGTGGGCAAGACAGAGAAGGACCTGGAGTTCGCAGAAGCGGCCAAGTGTCCCACATGTGAACAGGAACTGCACGATGACAAGCACGAACACCTAGTCGGAAAACTTAAGACAACACTAACGGAATCTGTGGATTATGCATCAAAACTCAAAGGTGATCTTACAAAGATACAGCAGGATGTGGATGCAATAGGAGAGCTGGGTAACATACCAGACACTTACTACGATACAATGGACGAAGCATACAACCACAAGAGTTCATTGCAGGATCTAAAACGCCAGTTGGAACAGAATGAAGCCAAAGAAGATCCGTATGCAGAGCAGGTTGATGAGATGAAGAAATCCGCAATACAAAAAGTTAATTACGTGAAAGCTAATGATCTCGAGGATCTGTACAGACACCAGGAATTCCTTTACAAACTGCTAACTGCAAAAGATTCATTCATAAGAACAAGAATAATAGAACAGAATTTATCTTACTTAAATCAACGTCTAGCATATTTCCTAGGCAAGGTCAAACTGCCACACACAGTCACATTCCAGAGCGACTTGTCTGTCACAATTGAAGAGTTGGGCAGGGAACTGGACTTTGATAACCTGAGCAGAGGTGAGAGAAACAGATTAATTTTAAGTTTAAGTTGGGCATTCAGAGATGTTTGGGAAAGCCTTTATCAACAGATCAACTTATTGTTCATAGATGAATTGATCGATGCCGGCATGGATATATCCGGTGTTGAGAGTTCCATGGCAGTGTTGAAAGACATGAGCAGAACACAACAGAAAAACATTTTCCTGATCTCTCACAAAGATGAGTTGGTAAGTAGGGTGAATTCTGTACTAAAAGTGGTAAAAGAAAATGGCTTTACCAACTATGCCAACGATGTTGACATTATTGTATAATTTTTCACTTGACAAAACCAGTTCTTACGTGCTTTAATAACACTAACGTTAATTAATGTTATCGTACGAACAACAAAGGAAGGACAAATATGTCACAAGAAACACATGAATCGATCATGACTGAGATACAGACTTATTCAGAAGAGAATGGAAAGTTTGTAGAAAAGGGTGTTAAAGCTTCGGCAACAAGAGCCAGAAAAGCATTAGCAAATCTTTCGAAGCTGATCAAAGCAAGAAGAAAAGAAATACAAGAAGTTAAGAACGCGGCAAAAACAGCGGCGTAATTTTCGTTAACAATTATAGTTTTAAAACCCTCGGCTATTAGTTGGGGGTTTTTTTATGACTTAAGGATTCCCTTGCCGTGTACTCTCACACGGATATGACCATTGTAGTAATCTTTGGTCTCTAACACTTTACGTGAGAACTGTTCTCGTGCCTCCACGTATGATAGTTCTGATTTTGATTTGCAGTAGAACAGTATCTCCCTTGTGAAGTTCTCCGCACCAAGTCTTTTTATGTCCATGGTAAGGTCATCGCTGGATCCGTAGTATTCCTGCCAGTCACTCTCGACCTTGTACCTACGTCTGTTGCGTCTACCCTTTAAGGGTGCTTTTGATCTTTTGAATTTTGCAAGTTTCTTGCCTATGTACTTCCTACCGTTGGTTGTATTTGTTATCAGATAAACAAATCCAACATAGTCCTCTGGTAATTCTAAAATGTCTTTCCCTTGGTACGTCCAGTGCATAGTGGTATTTAAACTCAATAAGATTGCCCAAACTTTTTATCTGTGTTATATAGTAGTGAAGGGCAACAGTATCCTTCCACCAGGCAAACAAATTTCCCCATAGGCAAACATAGCATCTTCTCAGTGAGCAGTGAAATGCACCGGATAACGGGATAAGTGAAT